GACTGCGTTCAAGTCAGAGTGGCGTGCTCAGCTTGGTATCGCTAACAGCTTCCTCGACGAGGTGGCTGCGTCTATTACCGATGCAACGTCGGCGCAAGATGTCTCGCTGTTACAGGAGACGATTGGAGAACTCTCATCTTATGAGAGACGAGCTTTGTGGGGTCGTCTAAACGAGGCCGAGCAAAATTTTGTTAAGCAGGCAAGGAGTGCCGTATGAAGCAGTTCAAGAAGGTAGTAGCAACCGTTGGTAAGTACACCGACGCAAATGGTCAGGAGAAGAACCGCTACGTGACAGTAGGCAAGGCGTTCATCCGTGACGACAAGAGCGTGTCGATTAAGGTCGATGCGATGCCGGTCGGCCCTGAGTTCAGCGGGTGGCTAAACCTGTACGACCTCGATGAGGATCGTCAGCAGCAGCCAGTCGCTCAGGCGGCTCCCGCTATGAACGTCAAAGAAGACCTGCCGTTCTAGTGACACCGGCAGAGATTGCCCTGATCGTCGTCCTCCTAGAGGGCGGCGTTCCGGGGCAGTACCAAGTCTGCATCAACGACGAGTGTGCTCTCTATGAGGGCACCGACCCACCCTATGCCCACGAGTACAAGGGCGGCATCAGGGTCAGGACTCCGGGTCAGGCTTGGAGTTCGCAGGCAAGAGGGAAGCACAACTGCCGGAGCTACTCCGGTAGCGGTCAAAAACTAACTAAGTCTGGGCACATCATCAACCGCATCTGCGGATATGACGATGGGTTCAGCATATTTTTCATGGAGAATTAATGAGCAAGAAGCAACAACCCAAGCGCCTGTATCGACGCACCAACACTTACGGAATTTACTTCATCGCCGTTGTGGTGACCACGGTGCTGGTGTTCAACCTGCTGGAGCTGTCGCGTGTCTGTAATTGACTTCGACGAGCTGCAGCTACTCAGCGGCTACCCGACCGCATAGAAACTAGGTCAACAATTTAAAAAATTGGAGCAGTTTTGAGCGAAAGTGAGCGTATATATAGCTTTCCCGTCCAAGGTGTTGGTATGCTTTATTATACGACGCACAAGGATGTGCATCTCACGAGTAGCTCACCCTTTCGTTGGAGCAAGTGTAGGAGCAGGGCTACTTCTTAGCCCTTAAAGCCTCTGCAAACAGGGAGTCGAACACCTCTCTATCGTAGTCATCGAGCAGACCGTCATCATACATTTCCCGAATCTTGTACGGGTCTCTTCTGATCCAGAACTTGAGTCCGTCACCCGTAAGGACATCACTGGGCTCAATCTTCCTTCCAGTTACCTCCTCTACCGCGTCATACGCCTCGTTCATTATCCCGTTGCCACGGTGATCCGTGTTCATACGCATCCCGTATGCACTAAGGTCGCCGTCTGGTGTTACGTAAAACTCCGCGCCGCCAATCGTGCTGCCTTGATCATCGACTATGTTGAAGAGATGATCGGACTGGGTAGCAGCGGGGCTCCTGCCATCGACTAGCCTGAGACCCATCCTTGCCAGACTGGCAACCGATGCATCAGACTCCTCTGACTGCCCGGCGGACAACAGGCCAGCAAGGCCAGCAGTGCCTGCGGCACCGCCCATGATGTTGCTGCCCTTGTACTGCGGATCGAATGCGGCGTTGGGGGAGCGGATGATCGTGTTGTCTAATACAGCAACGTCTTTGATCTCTGGATTAAAGCGCTGGTAGTCAGCTAGGTCGTCGTAGTCGAGTATGTGCTCAGAGCCCTCGTAGAACCCCAGCGACCCATCGTCATTCTTGACCAGCGAATTTCGCCTGTCGCCGTACTTGTTATCTGGGTCAACCTTCAGCCTGCCGCCAACAGGCAGTGCGTCTATGGTCGATTGATCTATCTTGTCACCACCGCGCACCACGATGTCGCTGACCCCGGTGTCGAGCAATCCCTCCCTGAACTGCGTACCGTAACCGAGATCATCGCCCATCGACTCGCCATAGTTCACAACGTCGCGCCAGTCGCCCCTGCGTCCCTTCTCAAGTACAGCGGGCGTATAGGTCAATGGGTCGTCGATGTTCTGCTTTCTATACGCTGTGGCGGGATGCGGGTCAGTGGTAAACCAGTGAGCGTTGAATGGAGTATCAGGGTCGTCAGTGGGTAGCCTTGAGTTGTCAAAGCCCTCGCCCTTTATGCCTCCGCGATTGACGTGAACCAGACCCTCGTCAGCATAGCGAGCGTCACGCCTAGCCACCCTGCTGGCCTCGTCCATAGGCAGCTCGCCCGTGGCAATACGCTTCGCCACAGACTCGGGGAAGCCACCGACGCGCACTAGGTCTTCTGCAGCCCCGGCAATGTCGTCGCCTCTAGCATTTAGTATGATTTTAACTAGCGATGCTGCACTCACTACTGGGCCTCTCTGGTCATCATCTCGATCATCTCAAACAGCGTCGGTCCCTGCTTGCCCTCACCGAAGTAGAACTCTGCCTCCGCCTTCGGCATCCTCATGTCGTTATATGGATGCATATTTGGCGACATACGGTCTCCTGCAAGCATTCTTAGGCGGGCCTCGACCGCCCTAGCCTCCGCCTCACCGGCGCTGCTCATGTAGCCCAGACGGTCTGTGGCGTACCTGTGGGCCTCCTTCATTGGGTCATCGTCAGGCAGGCTATGACTGCTCCTGCTGGCGTCAAGAATCCTGCCCAGCTGTGTCATCTTGTTCTCAACGATATCCTCGTAGACCTTCCACGGGTCGTCGCCAGTGGGCAGCAGGCTCATGGCGCTGTGCTTCTGTGGGTTCCTGATGTATGACTGGATGTCATCAATCGAAGTTGCCTCGCTCGCCCCTCTAGCAAGGCCCTCCCTGTCCTGAATGGCGTGCTGCGACTCGTGCAGCAGGCTCCGCAAGCTCTCGCCCCTGCCGGTCTCCGCCATGTAGCCGGTGTTCAGGTGCATCTCGCCCATCGGGTGACCGTCCCTTGGCCGAGTGTACGCAGCTGGAGAGTCGCCGAGAAGCCAGCTGTTGGGCCTCCAGAGGTAAACGGACATATCGGCCATATCAGGGTATGCCCTGTACATCGGGTTGTGTCTGACCATGTCAATCATCGAGGTGCCGACATGGTCCTTGCCCTCGCCGTAGTAGTCGTTCTGAAGCCTCTCGGATAGGGTCTTAGAATATCGCTTGTCGTACAAGCTGTTCAGCGATGCGCTGGAGTCGTTGATCTCGTAGCGTGGCTTATTGTCAGCGCCAATGAACCAAGGCTGCCTGCTGTTTCCGGCCTCTCTGGACGCGGATGCTTGGTGGCGCCCGCTCTCTATCAGGTCATCGAAGTTGGTAAAGATGCCGGGGGTTTCCTCCATGTGCTGCTTGAACACCCCGTGCGCTGCCTTCGCTCCTAAGATGTTGGCGCCCTTAGCCCCCAGAGAAGCGAATACCGCATCGGCATCTTCCGACTGCGTAGCCGCAGCGCCGCCTGCAAGGGCGGGCGCCAGCCACTTCTTTATTATCTGATCTGCTGCTATCTTGGCTACCATTAGAGTGCCTTACCTCCTACCTTTGCTATCAGTGACGTAGTCATTTACTTGAGGAGTCCTCTTACAGACTCGGCCGCTGCTTTAGCAGGGGTTGATATCCCATCCTTCCAGACACCCATCCCCATAATCGCCAGCGGATTGGCTAGGTATTCGGTTGCAAAACCAAGCGCGGCGGAGTCGTCCTTGTGCCATCCCCTGCCCGCAGCCCACTGCTCAGCAAGCTCTGCGTTATGCTCTGGAGAGTTCCCGGAGACTCGGACTCCATTATCCCATGCATCACCAAAAGACTCACCAGTTGCCAGTCCGTAGATGCCTCTTCCTATCCCGTTGGTGTAGCTGCCAACCTTATTGTATGAGTCATCCGCGCTCGAGTAGTTGTTTCCGAAAAAATCCAGCCACGGCATCACAGCATCCTTGTACGTGGACGGATCTGTCACCCGGTCCCAGTAGCTGGGCTCTGGCTCGAAGTCAGACCAAGGCTGGAATCCTCGGGTCTCTGGGCTGGTCATCTCGCCGGCCTTGGTTGATCCAGCAGCTCCGGCCGCACTAGCGGCCATCATTTCCTTTAGACCGCCGAAGGCGTTATTAGGCTCAGGCGGCTTTACGGGTGCCCTAGTTGTCTTCACCTCCTCCACGTAGCCAAGCGGCCTGCCTAGGTGGACCTTGCGCCACTCTTCCAGCTGGCGCAGAGACTCATTAGAGAGCCCGCCGTGTTCCACTATCTGATCGTAGATTGACTGAACCCCCTCCTTCCAGTACGGGCCGGCAGTGGTGCCATCAACGTCGGCCCCCTTGGCGTACTTTCCCAGCGCGTCGTAGGTGCTAAATTTGGGGTCGTGAATTAGGCTCTGTGGAACGGACAAGGCATTTTTCTTACCCTCTCCTGCGGCTGTCCTCTTGTTGAAGAGGTTTACCAGCTCGCCAAGGGCGTGCACAACGGGTCGTACGGGGGCGGCCTCTGCATCGTCCGATGCAAACAGTCCGCCAATCCCGGCGGCGACTGGTCCCAGTAATCCCTTTGGTGGTAACGGCACTAGTTTCTCCTTCTTATCAGTGCGCCGGTCGCTGCCAGCTTCTCGGGCGTTATCTCAAACTCCCTGTCCTTTATCTCTTCAGCCTGACGCAACATGTAGTCGATAAGGCTCTCGTTCTTCCCACCAAACCCGTACTGGTATGTGCCCCGACTTGTCACGATCCCTCCGTCATCCAGCAGGCTGGGTTTCTTCGCCGTCATGACGTCGCCGTATGATCTGGCACCGATCGCTGCCACACCGTCCGGGTTCAGCTTGCTAAGTATGTCCAGAGCAATCTTTGATCTCAGCGGCTCGGGCACGACGTTCAGCACGTTCAGGTTGGCGATGCCGTCAAACATCATGCCGGGCGACTCGGTGAAGTCAGGCGAATAACCAGCAGATGGGTTGGGCTCGTATGACACGGCCCTAGGGCCTAGGTGCTGGGTGCCGTGACCGAGACCCGCCCCGTAGTCGAGTACGTCGCCAGTAACACCCTCTCGCTGGAGTATCTCTCCGGCCTTCTTGTAGGTGCCGCCAGTGGTAGCCACCTGCGTCTTGCCGCTATTCTTTGCCAGCTCCTCCGCAACGGAGAGCAGACCCTTAAGTACCGACATCTACTCCTCCATTAACTCTTCGACAAGCAGCGGCGCTGCGAACAGGCTCGATGTGCCGAGCCCCAGCAGTGCCAGCAGAGACGGGTCGATGTTGCCGACGTCCACGCCGCGATCCTGCAGCTTCTTCAATATCTCTGGCGTGATGGTTCCCCGCTTCGGGCCCATCTGCATTGCACGTATGTCTGGGTCGGCAGGGTTCAGTGCGTCTACCGCGTCCCCTACCCGCCTCTGATCTTCGCCTATGCGTGCGTCTGGGATTAGGTCGAAGATAGTCATGGGCTGATCTTCAAGCGTTCCTAGACCCTCCCCGGGCATATTGTGCGAGTAGTCTGGATGCAGGTCATCAACAATGACGGGCTTGCTGCCGTGTAGCTCGCCCACGTTCATTATCCCGCCCTGACGCGAATTAAGCTGGCGCGGGTCTGCAATGGACAGCCGAGCCTCACCTATATTTAGGCCGCCACGGTTTCTGAACTGCACATCCATCGCGCTCTTGATTGCCTTACGCTTCTTGTCGGACATCGCTTGGAAGGATGCCACGGCGTCGTCGCTATCGAGCCCAGCCCAGCTGTCGTCAATCCCCCTGATGACGGCGTCGAATTGCTTCCTCGTTGCCTTGTCCATGTTGGACTGCGCGTAGCGGATCATCGTGCCGCCCGTCATGCTGGAGAAGTCGCTGCCCTGCGGCGCCATACGCCAAGGTATAAAAATCACGTTGTCACCGTTGGCTGCGGCCATATTCTTGGTCACGGCAGACTGCTGTGAGGCCCACACCTTGCCCGGATTCCAGAACATGAAGTCCTGACCACCCAGTAGCGGCTGCTCACTGGCAAGGTCCACTCCGTTGATGCTGACAATGCGACCCCCGGCGTCTGTCCGGTCTGACATCGAGGTGATGAAGTCGCGGCCCTCAAGGTCTGAAAGCTTCAGCTGGGGAACATCTGGCCGTGGCGCGTAAATCTTCTCGACGATCAGATCCTGCAGCCTCTGCTGCTCGCCCACCCGCTTGTCGTACCGTGGGTCGAACTCGTCGAAAGAATGCCTGACGGTGTCGAACAGGCTCTCTAGTACCTCTACCCCTGCCTTGACTTTCGACATTACCGCTCTTCCTCGTCGCCCATCAGCTCCTGCAGCAGGCCCTCGCCTGCGTTGGCGCCCTGTCGGAGATAGAATGGCGTGTTGTTGCGGTCCCGTGCCACTGCGCCCAAGAGCCCAGACAGCGGGTTGTCACCACCGCCAGCCCTGCGTGACCTGTAGGCAGACCCAGCTCTAGCGCCGCGCACTGTGGGGTTGTTGATGAACGGTCCGACAACAGCCGCAGCGCCCGCCGCTGTAGCCAGAGGCTCACCAGCAGCAAGGCCATAGCTGATGCCGCTACCGCCGCCGGCAACGCCGGCAACAGTGCCAAGCCCAACCGGATTGTTTTGGTTCAATCTGTTGTACGCTGGGCCGTACATATCGTCGATTTTGAGCAGGGTGCTCATCTCGGCGTTGAGGGCGCCGATGCCGTCTATGTTTGCAGCAAGCTGCTCACGCAGATAGTTTGCATACAGCCTGTCTACCTCAACCTTCGCCGAATCGTTCTGCTGGCTCACGCGGTTGTGGTTGACGTCACCGTCAGCGGACTGGCGCATCTGTCGGAGGCCCTGACCGTTTATGCCCGTAATTGAATCGCCATCGGGCGTTGTAGAGTACTGCGCCTTGATCTGCGCCTGCTTCGCCTCAACCTTGGACCTGATTGCGCCCCAGTTGTTGTTTGTCTGCGACACCTGCGCCTTAGCCCAGCTCTCAAACCCATTGACCAGACTCCTCATGTCTATCACGACACTGGAGTTTGCTAGCAGCTCGTCGATCTGGTTGCCGGCAGACGAAATCTGCTCGTCGAGCCTATCCATGCCGGCCTTGTTTGGGGTTATTTCTCTCTCCAGCGCAGAGTTCATCACCTCTTCTCGGTAGCCCGGCTGGGACTCCCTAGACGTCCTGCCATTGGATGGCTTGATAACGCCCTCGGTCAGCTTCTGTGGATTAGTCACCATTGCGTTAATGCCCGCAATGCCCGTGGTAGCTGCAGAGATCGGGTCAGCGTTCTGGATTACATTAGCCGCGCTCTCGGTGACCTTCTGTGCGGCAGATCCGTCAGGCAATAGCTTGGCCGCCCCCCTGACCGGGAAGGCCAGAGACGCAATGTCCATTGCTGTTGATAGGGGGGCGTCGTACAGGCTCTGTCCGGGGTCTGCAGCAATCTCTTGGTAACGATCAACGACAGCGGCGCCGGCATCCATTAAGCCGCCAGCGTCCCACTCTCCCTGCTCATTCACAACCATGCCCTTCATGCCGCCAAAGAACTCTCCCGGCTCTTGGAACGGGTAGGCAAGCCCCTTGCCGAAACTGACAGCGTCGTCGCTAAGGTTGGATAGGAATTTCCTGAAGGTCTTTTCTACCTCACCCTCTGGCTCTGTTCTGCTGGGCGCCGTGGGCGGAGAGTCCTTCTCCTCCTCGGTGTATAGGTCAGCTAATGACACTGTGCATCTCCTTATTCGTTGCCTGCCGCGCTAAAGATAAGAGGCGCACCGGTTAGCCCCTTCCTTGCAAGCTCCAGCATCTCAGCCTCCCTGCGCTTGCGCTCCTGCTCTGCCTCCCACAGACCCTTTTGCTTCTCTCGCATCTCGTTAAAGCCGATAATCAGCTCCTCACGAGTAAGTGGGTCGGCATAGGGGTTCTGGGCCTTGTGGTTCCTGCGCACGTTCTCGCTAAACTGAGAAAAGGTAATCTCCCCCGTGCCGTCTGCCTTGGGTATCGCCCTAAAGGTCGATCCCTCTCCAAGGTTGTTGAAATACCAGTCATCCTCTGCGGTCTGCTCTAGGAAACCTGCCTGACCCTCGTTCTCGGATAGCCGGTTCCAAGCAAGTCTTGAATCATCAATCGCAAGGCCCTTGCTGGCCTCCATCCTTTGCAGGGCGGTATCCAGACTACCCAAGTTAGACTCTGGGGATCTTGTGGGATCAAGCAGCCCACCAAGCAGCAGCTCCAGCTCCGACTTAGATATGGCGCCAAGCGTTACGTTTTTAAGTTGGTCGATAACGCCTTGGGCAGCAGTCGCGCTCATCTTGCCGTCCTCGTAAGTCTCGACACCGAAGACGCTACGCATACCAGCCGCGAACTTACCGGGGTCGGCCTGCCTTATCGCAATCAGGTCTCGTATTTCCTGCGTGGTTTGTATGCCAACATCTATTGACTTTATCTGGTTTCGTATCCCAGTAACGGACTGCCTGTCCCGTGTGATCTCGTTGCCAAGACCCGTACCCTCTGCCTCGGCCAGTTTCGCGGCGGTCAGTTGGCTGGGAAGCTTGCCCTCCGCCTCCAGTTGAGCATCAAAGTGCGTCGTGTTGCCGGTCCTTGCCCTGTATTCATTCCTAAAGGCACGCTTGGATTCTGGACTCAGCTGGCTCCACTGTAAGGGGCTGTATTTGAACATCTCCCTGACGGCTTGGTCTCCACCGTCTGCGGCAAGGTTTGCGCCTATGGCCTCTGCCCCAATCTTCTGAAGTTCTGGAGGCATCATTGCAACCTCGGCAGCGGTGGGGTTGCTCAGGTCTATCCCGTTGAGCATGGCCGCCTCACGCCGCTGCTCGACTTGGTCGTAGTAGTGCTCCAGCTCGGCCTTGTATCGAGCCCTTCCGCCGATCAACTCGGGCATCAGGAACGGCGTCAGGCCGGTCATGCCTCCCAGAAGCATCTTGCCGAATGTCTTGCCCTTGCCGTCTCGCTCCATCATCTTCTCGATGGGGCTCAGGGGCACGGGTAGCAGGGACTCTGATAGCCCTGCCTCCGCCACCATCTCGGGACTAACCCCAGCCTCTGAGGTCTCGGCCCGAAGTCGCTCCAGCTCTTCTTGGAATAAGCTCATTAGTATTGCCCTTGGTTGCCCTGTCCGTACTGCCCGCCATAGTTCATGTTCGGGTTAACGCCGTAGGGGTTCATGTTCTGATTCGGGTTCATCTGCTGACGCATGTGGTCGTTGATGTTGAACTGCTGCGCCGGCTGCTGCGGCTGCTCAGGCTGTGGCCTGTACTTGTCGATGAAGCCCTGCATGAACTCCGGCGTCTCCATCTGGATCGGCAGGCCCATTGCAGAGCCAAACAGCTTCATAGCTGGGTTGCTGTTCATGGCCTCCATGCCGCCCTTCAGCATCTCGCCAAACGCGGGGAACGCCGTCTGTAGCAGCGCCCCCTGAAGGTTCTGCTGGGCCTTGCCAGCCTCCTTCATCAGCTGCCCCGAGTTCGCCGTCGATCCAGATGTGCTGCTTGAACTGCTCTTGCTTCTTCCGCCCATGATTTATCCCCTTATCCCGTGAAGCTAAAGCTGGGTGGTTGTACGTTCCAGCTGCTGCCTGATCCTGTTGATGTCCCAGAACTGGTGTTCGTGGACCCCTGCATACCCATGCCGGCCTGCATACCATTGCTGAAGCCGTTTGAGTTGCTTGAGTTCTGGCTGCTGCCCGAGGACGACCCGAGCACCGTGGGCCCGCCAATGATCTGCCCGTACTGCCCGGTGGCGTTCAGGCCGGCCATTGCTGGATTGAACTGGTTCATGGCGCCCTGCTGCATGTTCTGCATGTTGCCCAGACCCGCCTGCTGGTTTCGGTCTTGCATCCCGGCTAGGTTCATCTGGTTTTGGACGCCCTGATTCTGCGAGTTGAAGCGCAGCTGGTTCAGGCCCTGCATAGTATTCTGGTCTACGTTGTCAGCCATCTGGTTTACGCTGTTGTGGTAACCAGATGATCCTGACATCCCTGCTGCGGCTGCTCTCGCGTCGAGACCGCCGAGGTTCTGCTGTTTGATCTTTGCCGCGTCACTCATCATGTCGCCGGCCAGTGCGTCGGTGTAGGCGTTAGGCCCAACCTGACCCTGCAAGCCAGACGCAAAACCGCCGCCGAGCTGGTTGCCGTAGCCGCCCTGAGCCTGATCGAGGGCGCCGGATACCTGACCCTGCACCTGCGGCTGCATACCGTTGATCTGGTCGATGGCCTGACCGTACTGGTTGCCGGCGGAGTCATAGACATTGGCAAGGGCGTCCTGCTGCCCATCCCATACGCCTTGGCTGCTGCTGTTAGTCGATGTGCCCTGAGATGACGCCGCCTGACCAGACTGGTTCATCCCATAGTTCATGTTGACGCCGGAGCTGACCCCCTGACTGCTCTGCGAGCTGTTGGAGGTTTGCTTACTTTTCCCGCCCATTGTTTAACCCTCTAGGTCTTTTCCAAAAATGATTTCTCTAATCTCCCAGCCCACCTTGTCTACTGCGTACTGCACAGCAGGCATCTGGGCCGAGCGTGTCTCAATTCGTTGGCAGTTAAACTGCCGAGCTACGTCCTCGTAGAATCTGGCAAACGTCACTGCGTTTGCACCGCCCCGCTCCTTTGCCCACGACAGCCACAGAAGGAAAGTCCTGCTGCCCGTGAACTGATCGACCTCGATGGTCGCGACGTTAAAGAAGTCGGGGTGAACCCAGAGTTGGCTCTCGCCGTTGACGCAGCTTGCGTATACGTCCTCTGGCCTGAATGTCAGGTTGGGGTCTAGGTGCAGGATCTCCTTGATCCCCGGCTTGACCCAGTGCCACTCCTCACGGATGTTGGCTAATTGCGGCTGTACTACGTCAGGTTTAGCTTCTTCCATACGATCTCTCCTTGATCCTCGACGCATCCGTAGAATCCCTTCTCACGGACATAAACTATGGCACCTATCTCTCGGCGCAGAGGCATCTGGCCGATCACTGGCGCGATGAAGCGCGACAGGTGTGAATCAATTCCAAAGAACTGGCGATCCAAGAACTCCGCCAGCTGCTCGTCTACAGTATCCGGTACGGGCTCCGCTCTATATGTCATCGGCCACCCGCCGGCTGAAACTCGACATCGAAGCCGGTGATATTGAAGTTGCCGTTTGCTGGCCCCTCCATCCGGTACGAGTGAAGCTCACCTGTAGTCCTGATATCAATCTTGCGGTCAGTCTGCGGGTCGAAGTCCACGGACTTCTTCCAAGTGGAGCCACCTCCGGCGTACTGCTGCGAGCCCAAGGATATGGTGACGGCAGTGTTGCCCTCCACCTGTGGGTAAACTCGCGTGATGGTGGTGGTGTCCTCGTGGCCGACGATGGGCATGGACTCGCGCTCGATGAACGTGGTCAGGCCCTCCTCCTCTGGGTTCTGTGTGTCGATGTTGTAGACGTTGTTACCAGAGGCGCCGATCAGTGCGCCGTCGAATGGCTGCCTGTTGGCGGATGCCCATGTGGTACGCTCGCCCTCCCATACGCCTTCCCACTGCTCCCAAGAGAGGACGTCAGTCGGCTGGTTACCGTAGAGCGCGTGGGCGAAGACCCTCTCGGTTGACAGGTCACGCAGCGACCAAGTGTTATCGAGGTAGTTGTACACGTATGCCATGTTGGGCTTGTCGTAACCGGCCTCTGCGACACAGAACCATATCTCCTGCATGGTCTTGTGGTGCGTGGCAAAGGCAGTGCTTCGAGCGTCCTCGTTCAGGGTGCTGGCGAATCGCTTGCGGAGACGGTTGTGCAGAAGTGACTGCGCTTGGTTCCCGTCGAAGACGATGATGTCCTCCGTAGAGATGTAGTAGTGCTTACCCTTCACCTCCACCAGCGCGTTACGCCCAATAAGCCCAGCGTTCTGGCTAAGGGTGCGCCTGCGCCAAACGAGTGCATCCCCTGTATAGTCCAAAACTGACAAGGCGCTTCGGCTGTAGATCACGAAGCTGTCTCGCAGGCTCTCTGCACCGACAATCGCGCCACCACGGCCAAGCGTCACGTAACCGGCGAGGCTCGACGGATCTTCGTCCGGGCCCTGCCACGTATAGGGTATGCCGTTGGGCTCACAGGGGTGGCTCCAGCGGACACGGTCCTCGTAGTAGGTCAGGACTCCAGTGTCGGGGTCTGGCTCGGTGCATCCCATAGCGAACAGGAAGTTCTTGTGCGACT